TTCTCCCGACCAGCCTATCGAACAGGGACAGTACCGCGAATCGCTCCTGAACCTTGACGTACTGCTCCCAATCTTCGAGTGAGTAGGCAGGCGCGAGAACCACGTCCTTCCCTTCAAATATGTAATGGAAGGTGGAATTTAAGAGGTTATTCCTGGCGTCCCGCTCAGCTCTTTCTCTGGCATCTTTCTTAACATGAGCAATCACATCGTCAAGCGTAAAGGTTTCCATCTCTCACCTCGCCGTGATTTCAGTTAGCACATCGTCCAGCGATCTGGACGGGAAACAGGTTAGCGCAGACTTAGGCGTGCAGTTGAATACCTGTACCGCCCGGTTCAGTCTACCCCAGTCGGAGAACTGGCGTTTGTGCTGCTCGCGCTGGTGGGGCTTGGTGTTCCGTAAGCCGTTGGCGTATGGCCCGAAAAAGTGACTTCCGTGCATATCCACGCCTAACAGGATGATTCGGGTAGCCCCGGCACGCTTGGCTACTTCCATCGCCAGAACCGAAGAATTGCAGACAGCGCCCAAGTGGGGAATCGCTACCTGCTCTGCCGGGGTTCCCGCCGCCATTGTGTAGATCGGGCAGCCGCGATCCTTGGCATCGGGGTAGTGCCGCCACCATGCCTTATCGGATGCGGCGATGAAGGCCGGGTTATCGACCAGCTGATAGGCACACCCGATAGCCCCGATGGGGAGATGCGCGACCCGATCAGCGAGCTCCCGGCTGGCAGACGGACCCGGAGCCAGCAGCGCCCATGTGGTCATTGATCCAGCCGCACGCCTTCAGACACCATCAGGACTTGGCTCTCCAGCATGGAGTAGTTATCGGCGAGGACACCCAAGATTCCGTAGAACATCCCCCTGTAGACGATCCGCATAGTCGCGCTCACGCCCTGCCGATATCGAACCGTGATCTCGGCCCGGACCTCTGATTGCTCCGCACTCGCTGCAAGGATCTCGCGCGCAGACAGGAACCGGAACTTCGCCCACGGCTCGGCGATGGTCGTCCAGCTGTTGACCATCTCGCCCGTGTTGGGGTCTTGCGTGACCACAAGGGCCTGTAGCTCGACCTTGTGCCGCAGTTCGCCAGCCGCTACGCCGCTCACGTCAGGCCACCGTGGGCCGGCGAAGTGGTGCTAGCAGGGCCGTGCTGGTCTTGTTGAGGACGTAGCCCCAGCCCTCAGCCTGATCCACCCGGTTATCCCCCTCGCCTTCCCGGTAGCGGTACACGCTCGCCAGCTCCAGAAGAACAGCAGCCTTCACCACCGGCCGTACTACAGCGGTCGGGATCGGGTCGCCGGAAGAGTCCACGACCACGCCGCCGGAATCGACCTCAGGCACATACGGACGCCAGTCATCCTTCAGCCACAGCGCTACCGCCTGCGAGATGGCGGGAATGAAGATCGCCAGCCACTCGTCGTCAGGACCGCCAGAGGAATCGTAATCCCCTAGGCGAAGGTGGGCGTATGCCTCTTGGATGGTGACGAACTCAACCATTGGTCACCCGGATAGGCTGACGCTCGGGGGCGTCCCGCAGGTCTTTGCCGTCGCGGCCCTTGCTGGCGAAAATCTCCCAGTCCTCAGCATTGCGATCAGGCTTTTGCGTGGTGTCGCGCTTGGCGATCCAAGCCACGCCCGCATGGGTCCAGGTCTGCGCGGCCTTCACCTGCGCCCCCTCGCGCCAGTAGCCGCCGTGTTGAATGCCGCCCGCGGGATAGCGCAGCTCCTTCTGCCCCCAGCGTTCCACGACTTCATGGGTATCGGCGTCATAGGTGCGCGACACTTCCAGCCCGGAATAGTCCGCGCCATCCTTGCCGTCCTGACCATCCTTGCCGATGATCTGGCCCAGATTCTTCATCCGGCCATCGGTGAACGTGGCGACCATCGCGCCCTCGCGGTCCACCAGAAGGTCAGCGATGCCAGCACCGTCTAGACCGTCATTGCCGGGATCGCCCTTCTCCCCCTTCTCAGGGGGATTGGCTTCCATGTAGGCGGTCACTTCAAGGTCTACAAGCGACTTGATTCCGTCGCCGGCTAGGAGGCTCTGCGCAGCCGCAGCAGCCACGTCCTCGGCCTTCGGGTACTCGCGGGCCTCTAGCTCAGCGATGCGCGCCAGCAGCGGCTCAACGCGCTTGGCGAACAACTGCTCCGCTCCAGCGAGGACGGCAGCGGCGATCTCGTCCACATTCATGCAGCAGCCCTCTCGAATGCCTTGTTAATCGCCGTGATGATAGCGCGCTCCTGATCCTCTGCGGTCGGCTCCGGATCGGGATCAGGCTCGGGGGCCGGAGCCTGCTTGGGCTGAACCGTGTTCTTGGCAGCTTCGGCCAAAGGAAGATCTTGCATCTGCTTGTAGACCGTGTCCCCACCTTCCAGCGGACGCAGGTTGAACCGGCGTCGGCCTTCGTTCGGAGTAGCCAAGCCGTCACTGCCCATCTTGCCCCAGACCTCAGCCCGCTTCTGCGGGTCCATGCGAAGCAGTGGATCTGTATCCATCTCCAGGCCAAGCGGCCAAGCGATAGAAAGCCCTTCCTCCAGCAGCGTCTCCATTCCGTCAATGATCGGGCCAAGCGCCAGGCGCTCGTACATGCCCATCATGTCGTCCACCTTCATGCCGGCCGGGATGGAACCGATGCCGACGATGAACGGCGGGATGCCGAACGGCTGGCAAATCTGCTCATCCGAATAGCGCAACTGCTCGACCAGCTGGGAGTCAGACGACTTGAACGCGAAGCTCGTAAACTTCATATCCGCGCCGATAACGCCAACCTTGCCAGCGTTCGTGCCGGTAAAGCTGGTGTCCCAGTATGCCTTCAGCGCAGCCGCGTCCGTGTCGCTCATGCCGGCCGGAGCCGTCAGAATGCCACCAGGGTTTGCACCGTTAGCGAAATACGTGGCTGCGTTCTTCAGGATTTTCAGGTTCTTCACCACCGGCCAGTAGGCGGCGCACAGGGGCGGCACGCCGATCAGCTGGTGATGGAAGGTGTTGAGCCGGTCGTGGATGATCTCCCGTGCAGGAACGATAACCTGCTCGCCCGGATAGGTGTCCGGCAGGAGGTTGTCAGCGGTCGGGTAATTGAGCTGGTAGAACACGTCCCCAGACTCCGACACCATCGGCAGCACCCGACAGGGGTCCAGCACGTACAGGGCGTTCACCACGCCACGGGAGTCCCGGCGCTTCAGGACGTAGGTATTGCCGTGAACCAGCAGGGACAGCGCCCACGACTCCCGGAACTGCTGGGAGGTCTGATAGTGATTCGGCTTGCGGAGAACCGGACTGTACGCCGGGTTCTCGACGTTCACCCAAATGCCATCCCGATCCTCTTGCTGGAGGAGGAACGGCAGGGTGCCAATATCTCGGGAGATGCGGCTAAGGCAGGCGTACAGGGTCGGATAGCAGAGAATGTCGCACTGCTTCTCCTCCACGTTCATTTGCCATGCGCCAGCAAAAGGCTCAGTGATGCGACGGCCCCAGCCGCCCCAACCACCGCGCCAATCGGCAACAGGAGTCAGCTGCTTCTCAGCAAGTTTGATCTCCAGACCGAAGATCCGCATTCTCAGGTCTCACGCAGCGCAGCACGGACCTTATCCGCGCCAGCACGATGATGCACAGTTACGCCCCGAGCCTTCGCCAGAGCATGAAGCTCCTCGGCGCTCAGTGCGTCAAGATTCTCGGCAACCGGCACAGAGGCCATGTCGCGGGTGGTGTAGCCAGTATCGGCCACTAGATTGCGCTTACGCAGAAACCGGGCAGCAGCCTCATTGGTGCGCAGCTTCCGGCCGTTCCGCAGGATTACATCAACCATCTTGTCCTCCATGAAAGGAGGGGGCCGCTTGGACCCCCTCCTCCTGTCGCTTAGCAGGTGCTCGGCATACCGTCGATCCACTGGATAGCGCCGCTGCGACGCGGACCCCACCAGATGAAGCGCTCAGCGCGCAGAGCGATGCTGTTGGTCTGCCACATGTTCACGAACGGGGAGCCGTTCGAGGTCACGGTAGCGGACGACGAACCCACCGGGGTGTCGCTCATCTCGATGGTGGCCTGATCGCTCCAATCCAGCGTCACAGAGCCATCGTCAGCCAGGAAGATCTCAGCCTCATCCACAAGGATGAACGGAGAGCCGCCCGAGCCGCCGTTGTTGGCGAGGTACTGCGAGACACGGACCGGAACGCCCATCAGCGAGCCGCCCTGCGGGGTCATCTCCGGGAACGCACGGTTCACGCCGAAGCTGTCCACCGCGAAGGCCAGCATACGAGCCACCGCAGGGGTGGTGTAGTAGGCCGGACGCGAGCCCAGATTGGTCGAATCCCAGGGAGCCCACAGAGCCGCCAGCGCACAACGAACCGAGGCCGGGTCGGTGTAGTCGATGGGGCCAACAGTGACCGGAGCCACGCCGTTCAGCAGGCCGGCCGGCGACACGTTGGCGACAGCCGCCAGATCCGGGTCGAACAGGTCGGTAT